GTCGAGAGGGCTGGCGCGTCGGCGAAGCCCTCGTAAGCGGCCGCGTCGTCGGGGTCGGCGCCGAGGCCCACCCATGCAGCGACGTTGGCGAGGCGCTCGGTGCGGTCGGGCTGGAGCTCCGGCACCGAGCCGAAGTCATGCGCGAGGCGGACGGCCGGGCTCTCCCCGAGCATGGCAGGGAGGCGGCTCAGGCCGTCGTCAAGGAGCCGGCAGAGGTCGCGGACGTGGCCCCAGAAGAGCGCCGCCTCCTGCTGAGCCGTGGCGAAGTTGGCGCCCGGCAGGCCCATCACGGTGGGCGGGCAGCCCGTCACCGCCATGACCTGCTCACGCAAGAAGGTGCGCTGCGCAGGCAGCTCCTGCTCTTTCGGCGCCCAGCCGATGGGCTTGAGCTCGGCGTCGCCCGAGAGCGTCAAGACCCCGCCGTCGTTGGCCTTCATCATCGCCCTGACGGCGATGTCCGCGGCCCGACGCTGCACCTCGTCCCAGCCCATGTCACCCTTGGGCGCGAGCACCGCGGCCGGCCTGCCGGTGGCGCCGTTGCGACGTGCCCGCTCCGCCAGGGCCTCGTCGGCCAGAAGGTCCCGCCGCAGCACCTCGACGTACCCGGTGCCCCACAGCCCGTACACGCCATCCTCGGCGGTGGGCATGGCGATGTGGATCACATCGGCCGGGTCGTAGTACGTCTCCTCACCGCTCGGGCCGATGAGGTAGGCCCGGGGCTCCCCAGTGGACCCGGGCTCGATGCGCACGCGGCCCGGGTGGACCCGGCGCATGGTGGCGGCGCCGCCGGGGGCCCGGAGCACGATGCAGACGGCGTTGCCGCTGGCCTGCAGGTCAAGCATGAGCTGTCGCCGGAGCCGCAGCCCCGTCACGCCCGGCGACGGCTGCCGCAGGAGCTCCAGCGCCGCGGACGCCACGCGGGTCGTCTCGACGCCCTCGGGGGTCTGCCGGTCCCGAAGCGCGACGATGGGCAGAGAGGCGGCCGCGTCGCTGACCTTGAGCAGCGCGGCCCACAAGAACGGGTTGCTCTTGGCGCCCGCGAGGGACTGCAGGGGCGAGTACAGCGGGGGCGTCGCCGTCCCCGCCACCCAGTCCGACCCAGCGGTGTAGCGCCGCTCGTCGGGCTCCGCGATGGGCAGCGGCCCAGTCGACCGCTCGATCACCAGAGGCGCCTCGGCGGCCGTGAGCCACCGCCACGCGCGGGTCAGCAGGGAGGGGGACGGGTCGGGCATGGGCGCACCGTACCACGCGGGGCCGGGCTCGTCACCCGGGGCAACTCTCAAGGATTTCTTGAGAGTTCAACCCGCCCGCGCGGCCATCAGCGCGTAGCGCAGGGCGTCCCATGCGTGGTCGGCGCCCTCGGTCTGCATCTGCTGCCGCGCGGTCCCGGTGGGGTCGTCTCGGCGCCACCGAAGACCCTCAAGCTCCTCGATGAGCGGGCGCAGGCCCGGGACATCGTGGATGACCAGCCCCACCCGGCCGTCGGCGTCGGCCTGCAGGAGCTCCTCGATGGCGAGGTAGCCGGCCGCCCGGTCCTTCGTCGCTGGCACGGTCGGCAGGGCCATCGCGTGGAACTCCTTGCGCTGGTCCAGGCCCGCCGAGTCGGCCACTCGGCGCCGGGGATACGGCTCGGACCGCCCCGGGTGCGCCTCGCGGCAGACCCTGCACCCCTCGATGAGCCGCACGGCGTTGGCCTCGCCGCGGGGGTCCTGCTCCGCCCAGCACGCCGGACACGCCTCGGCCCGGTGGATGGCCCTCGCGTGCTCGGTGAGGCTGCAGCCGGCCTCGTACCGGCCCCGGTAGACGTGCAGCACCTCCCCGACCCGGGCCAGCCACAGGGCCGCGAAGGGGTCGCGCACGCCCCAGTCGATCGCCATCCAGCGGGGGGCCTCGGGCGGGATGGGCACCGGGGCGACGACGTGCCGGAGCCGGTCGAACCCGGGGTGCACAAGGCCCTCGAGCGCGACCACGTCGCCCATGCGGCGCATCCGCTGCAGCGTCGGCGACAGGCCCCGCAGCATCCGGTCGATGCTGTCGCGGCGAACGTGCGGGTTGTCGAGCGAGTCGAGCCGGCAGACCAGCGGCGGCGGCCGCGGGGTCTCGGGTCGCATCAGCCCCGTGAGGAGCGGCGTCCAACCGCGGGTCGGGGTCGCGGTCAGGAGCTGCCAGCCGGCGCAGTCAGCGACGCGCCACCCGGCCTCCTGCCAGACCTCCCAGTCGGCGTGGTCTTCGTCGTGGTGAACCAGCCCTGCGCTCACGCCCTGGAACGCCTTGGCGCCGCGCTCGGCGCTCAGGAAGTTGCAGGTGCCCGGGCGTCCGGGCGACGCATCAGGCGGGCCGATGGTGCTGTCTCCGGGGCCGTCCCGGTTGCGCCACGCGAGGCCGGGGCCCCCGAGCTCTTCGTACTTCGGGCGCTGGGTCTTGACGCTGTCGGCGCCGGTGATGCCGACCACGTAGACCGGCCGGGGCTCGGCGTTGAGCCGGCCCGGCTGCAGCCCATTGGCCGCCAGCATGACCCGCACCTCCGGGTCGGCGGCCCCGCGCGCGCAGAGGGTGCCGAGGATGGCGCCGGTGGTCGTCTTGCTGGACCGGTTGCCGCCGAGGATGATGACCTCGACAGCGGCCGACGCGAGGATGTCCCGCACCGCCGCCCACTGCGACGTCCGGGCCTCGACCACCCCGCAGGACGGGCACCGCCAGCGGTCGCCCTCGGGGACCATCGTCACCCCGCGGCACTCGACGCCGTCGACGGGGGACGGGCGGTAGGCCCCCGGCTTGCTCCTGTCGTCGCACCGCAAGCACTCGGGGCGCCAGAGCCGGACCGCGGCCAGCGGGTACCGCTTCGCGTCCGCAAGCATCCGGTGGACCGCCGCGCACAGGTCGGCGTCGGACCGGGTCACGCCCTCGGGGATGGGGGCGCGCCCGAGCACGATGTCAACGGCGGCGGCGAGGGTCAGGTGCATGCAGTAAGGACGACCTGCACGCTCTCGTAGCCGGGCATGACGTAGGCCGCGAGATGCCGGCAAAGGCGGTCATCAAGCACGCACCCAGCGTTGACGATGGCGTCCATGTGCAGCTTGATCACGTTGTCAAGGTCCGGCTTGACAAGCCGGCCGTCTGGCCGGTACACGTCGACCCGCAACCCGAAGGGGCCGGCGCAGATGGCCGGGCCGGTCTCCCGGCGGCCGATCCACGATGCCTCCAGCCGCAGCCGGGCCCACTCCGACGTGAGCCCGGAGCCAGCCGCCCGCCCACCCATGATGCGCGGGCGCCCCTGCCCCACAGCGGGGCCGGGCAGGTACAGGTGAACGGCGGAGTAGGTCACCAGCGGCGGATACCCGCCCAGCCGCAGCGCCTCCTTGCGCGCGTCCAGGCTGTCCCGGATGACGGCCACCATGCTGCGCCAGACCGTCGGCGGCTTGACCCCCTCCTCCCGGGCGAGGGCCTGCACCCGCGCCGACAGCTCCCGGGGCCGGGTGCACTCGGCGATGGCCCAGCGGGCGAGCTCCCGGCGGGCCGGGGTCACATGCCCTCCGGCAGCCCAGCGAGGCGCTTCAGGTGCTCCACCTCGCGCTTGAGCGATGCGATGTCCCCCTCGGCCCACAGCAGCGCATCGGCCAGCCGCTGGGCCTGCGCCGCCTGCGGGGCGAGTTGGTCCAGATGCCGCGAGAGCGCAGCCACCCGGCCGGACTCGCCCGCGCGGTCCAGGGTCATGTTCAGCAGCCGGCGGTCCATCTCCGCCAGCCGCGCGGACATGCCGGCGTGGCAGTCCAGCCACCCGCTGCTGTAGCCGTCCGAGTACGCGGACCCGATGGCCTCCGTGACCGTGCTGGCGACGTGCGCGATGAGGTGGTCCCGCGCGGGGTTGGGAGGCGGGTTCCACGGCGATGGAGTCGCGGGGGCAGAGGGAGCGGCGTCATCGGGGGTGGCACACACGGGGGTGTCGTCCATCAGAGCTCCAGGGCGGCCGGCATGGGGCCGGCTCGCCCGTACACTGTACGCTATCCGGCGCCGCCCGTCAAGGGGGCCAGGGCCCGAATCGCATCGGCCGGGTCCACGTCCACGCGGACGGGGCCGCCGCCTGCCCCGGTGACTTCGACGGCCTGCGTCTTCGTCCACCCGTGGCGACGCTCAAGCTCGAAGGTGACGGCCCGGAGGGCCACCGCGGGGTCCAGCGGGTGGGCCTGCAGCTCAGTCAGCCGGGCCACGAGCTGCGCCTCCCGCGCCGCCTGAGCCGTCTTCACCGCCGCCTGAAATCGCCGGTGCCGCACTAGACTCCCAGCCATCCAGGCGCGCACCGTGCTCTCCCCGATGTCCGCCAGCTGCGCCGCGGCCGCCAGCGACAGGCCCGAGAGGATGCCATCGCAGATGAGCCGCCGGTTCTCGGGCGTGCACTTCGATGCGCGGCCGGGGCGCCGGACCTGCTCAGGCACGGGGCCCCTCCCGCTCGATGACCTCGGGCCGCCCGAGTTCCCGCTGAGCCATGACCCGGCAGGCCGCATCCACCCGCTTGGGCGTCTCCCAGCCCACCCGCTGAAGCAGCGGCCATGCCTCGCGCCAGACCTCCCGCCACTGCCCATCGCCGTAGCGGTCCGAGGCGGCCCACCGCTGCACAAGGTGCCCGGCCTCATGCCCGTAGCCGACCCGGTGCCGCAGCCCCGTGGCCCGGTCCTCCCAGCGGGCGCGCACCTCGTCGCCCACCACGGCCACGTCGAGGTCCCTGATGGTCTGTTCGGTCATCACCAGTCCTCCCCATCATCCGGGCGGGTGAGGTCCCGCTCGGTCCAGAGCTGTCGGGGCCCGTCGAACAGCGACGGCACCCGCGAGATTGAGCCGCCGGAGCGGTCCTTGAGCACGCTGAGCACGTCCGGCGCCGGGTCTTCGGGGTTGTCCATGCTCGGCCGCCAGACGCCCACGACGATGTCGGCATCCTGCTCGACGGCCCCGGAGTCCCGCAGGTCAGACAGCCGCGGGATGCCCGCGTCGGAGCCGGCCCGGCCGGTGTGCGCGCGGCTGAGCTGAGAGAGCAGGATGGCCCCCGCATTGAGCTCCTTGGCGAGCGCCAGAAGGCCGTTCGACACCGCGGTCATGCCCTCGTAGCGGCTCGCGCGGCCGAGGCTCACAAGCCCGATATGGTCGATCACGAACAGGTCGATGGGCCGCCGCCGGTGGGCCGTCCGCAGCGCGCGGGCCAGCTGGTCCACGGTCGGCCCCGGCCGGTCATCCACCCGGATGCCAAGGTCGGCCCAGTCCCGGGCGGCCATGCTGATCGAGGCCACCTCCTGCGCGGTGGGGGCCCGGGTCGCGTACTCGCGCCAGGGCACCCCGTAGAGCTGCGCGGCGTGGCGCTCGGCGATGAGCCGGGCGGGCATTTCCAGGCTGATGTAGACCACCGAGAACCCGCGCCGGGCCGACGCCGTGGCCCACTGCTGCGCAAGGGCGCTCTTACCCATGCTCGGCCGGCCGGCGACGACGGCGACCTGTCCGCGGCCCAGGTGCAGCCGCTGGTCCAGCGTCGGGATGCCGATCGGGAACCGCTCGCGCCGCACGGGCCGGCCGGCCTCGTGGGCCGCGATGGCGTCCTCCATCATCGCCAGCGCCACGGCCTCGGGGTCATGCCAGCGGCCCTCCTCAGCGGCCCGGGAGTCGGCCGGGGGCGCGCTGATGGCCTTCTCCACCTGATCGAGCTCGACGGCGGTGTCACCCGCGAGGGTCGCCAGCCGCAGCCCGTGCTCGATCACGGCCCGGCGCCGGCCCAGGTCCCGCAGCCGGGTCGCGTAGCTCTCCACCAGGGCGGAGTGCACCGCATGGTCGCCCAACGTCGTCAGCACCTCCGGGCCGCCGAGGCGGTCCAGCGTCGACGACTGCATGGCCTCAGCGAACATGCCGGGCAGGTCCACGAGGCCCCGCTGGGACATCCGGCGCATGAGGCCCCAGACCTCCCGATGGTGCTCGGACCACAGGTCCTCCGCGGTCACGAGGTCCAGCATCTCCCGCTGGCGGTCCACGTTCTCGACGATGAGGCATGAGCCCAGGTACCCGCGCTCGGTGTCGAGGTCCCGGGGCGCGGCGTGGGGGTTCTTCGGGGCGTTCATCGGGCCACCAGCGCCAGCGTGGGCTTCGGGGTGAGGTACTTGGCGTATCCGGCGCTCCAGCGCGCGCGGACCTTCGCCGGGTCGGGGTGGTTGCGCATCCGGGCGAGGTCCCCGGACATCTCGAAGTCGAAGGTCTGCCGGATGGCGCGGGCAGCCGCCGGGTAGCGGGCCTCGGCCCCGGAGCAGCCTACCTCGATCACGGCGTCGAGGGCTTCGTCGGCGGTCGGGATGTACGTGGCCGCCTCAAGCTGCAGCGCCGCTTCCGCGTGGCTCTTGACCTTCTCGGCCTGACAGCCGACCTCGTACCACTTGGATGGGACCGGGAATGCCCGCTGCCAGTACCCCTTGTTCTCGTCGGCCATGAACCGGAAGCCTGCGATCAGCAGGTGCCGCGCGGGGCGCCCCGTCTCCCGCGACATCTCGGCGAGGGTGTTGAGGGCAAACGCAATGCGGTTGCGCTGCGCGGAGATCGTGGGCGGCTTGCTGCTCGGGTAGTAGGGCAGCAGAACCGCGTGCATCTCCGCGAGGATTGCGCTCACCTCCTCGTCGCTGACGGTGCCGGGCTTCGCCTTCGCCCGGGTCTTCTTGGTCTTGTCTGCAGTCTGAATGTCTGTAGTCTGAGGGGCCGCTGCGATAGCGACTGGCTGCAGCTTCTCGAAGAGGCCCGGGACGGCCGCGGGACCCTCAGCGGGACGGGGAGCGGGACCCTCAGCGGGACGGTTCTGGACATCCGACCCGCTATCCATCGACATCGTAGCCGACGAGGCGGGACGGGTGGCGGGACCCTCAGCGGGACCCTCAGCGGGACGGGGGGCGGGACCCCCGGAAGCGTACAGCGCGACCGGGCTGGCCTCGCGCCAGCGGTCGATGACGGTCCGGGCCGTGCGCTCTCCCACGCCCCAGCGGGACGCAAGGCACCGCCGGCCGGGCATGGCCTGCCCGCCGTGGTTGACCCGGTCCACCCACAGGTCGAGGTCGAGCAGCATGGCCGTGGACGGCCACGGCTTCGGGAGGCCCTGCAGGTGCGCCTCCACGTTGTCAGCCCAGCATCGCGCCCAGCCACCCGCAGATGGCGGGCTCACTCCTCACCATCCGTGTCCGAGGGCATGAGGGCGCGGGCGTAGCCTTCGCTGCGGCCCCAGCGTTCAGCGAGCATCGCAACCGAGGGGAAGCCGTAACCGTCGGCGCGAACCTGCTCGGCAAGCCGCATCATCGCAAGGTCAAGGGTGATGCTGGCGGGCTTCCACGGCTTCGGGATGAACTGCCGATGCTGGCGCCAGTCGTCCACCATCTGGAACACGTCAACGTGGCTGAGAATGACCCCGCCACGGGCCTTCTTGATGCTCATGTGGTTTCCTCTACGCTTGTGACCTCCAAGCGCCCGGCGGGTAGCTACTCCCGCCGGGGTCAGGAACGGCCCTGACTTGCCTGGAGACCACGATGTGAGCCGGCTCGCACCGGCCCCCCGAGCCTACCACGGCCCGGGGCAGCTGTCACCTCAGAACACCAGCGGCGCCGGCCCGAGCCGGTACCCGTCGGCGGGCCACTCGTAGCCCTTGGCCGCCGCCAGCCGGGGCAGGAGCGGGCACGCCTCCGGGTTGCTCCAGATGTCGGCGTTGTTGTCGACGCCGAGCCGAAGCATCTTCTGCGGGTCATGGTCCAGGCTGAAGGCGAGCACGCACAGGTCGCCGTCGGCGCGGCCGCCCCAGGTGTGATGCCAGAGCACGGTGCGCATCTGCTGCGCGCGGCCCTGGTGGACGTAGACATCGACGCCGAGCGGGGCGTTGTAGACGCCCATCGCCGGCGGGACTGCGCTGATGGGGTCGTAGGGACGGCCGGCCACGGCGGCACCGGCGAACGTGAGCGGGAGGGCGAGGCGCATGGGCGCTCCTTCGGTGGGAGGGTCAGTCTACGACGATGCCGAGCGCGGCAAGCAGCGCCCGCAGCTCCGCCTCCGCCCGGGCGAGGTCCGCCCCGAGCTCGGCGCAGGCCGCGTCGATGGCGTCGAGGGCGCGCAGGGCCTCAGACATCGTCCACCTCCTCCACCACCATCCCGCAGCCGCCGCAGGTCCGGCAGGTCGGCGGCCCCTCGCAGCGGGGCCCGGGGGCGAGGGCAAAGCCGTAGCCGGACCCGCGGCACGCGGGGCAGACGGTCGGGG